TTTATATTTGTGTGCCATTGGATACTTTGATTTCTTTAATTAATTCATAGTATTGTAACAAATCTACTAAATTGTCATCACTAACTTTAGATGTTTTATCTAATTCAGTTAACATTTTAGATACTTCTTGTATTTTAATTTTTGTTGCTTTGTCTTTAACATTATTAGATTCTTTAACTAATGAAGATTTTAATTCATTAATTTTAGAATTATAAAAATCTCTTAGACCTGGGGCCGAATCTACTGAATTAATATATTCTTTAAGTACTTGTTTTTGGTCGGAATTTAATGAATCATATTTCTCATTAAACTTTTCTTGTAGTATTCTATATGTTAATGATCTTAAATCTTTATCATATGTAGAGAATTCCTGTAGTACATTGCCTTTACCTTCAGTTGAGGACTGTTCCTTTTTAGTTAAGTGTTCTAATAGATTAATTTTATTAGTTATTAACTGTTTAGTATTAGGGGAAGATGTATTACTGCTTTCCATTAAAGTATAAATAGATGCCAATGTTTTGTAATCACTAATCTGGGAGCCAAAGAAAGTAACTAAATCATAATGTTTTTTTATTTCATTAATCAAGTTATACTTTTGTTTCTTTAGTATACTTCTGTTTAAGTACTTAGAATTTGATATAGTGGTTTCAATATATACATTAGCATGTGACTCACTTAAGTTTTTAGACTTTAAGATCGATTCATATAATCTGTATTCACGGCTTAACTCGCTTTTTATAAAGTATTCCTTTAAGATATCAATTGCTGGAGAGTCTCCACCTTTTAGGGTATCTGCGGTAATCTGCCTAACTAGTAATTCAAAAAGAATTCCAGTGTTTTTATATTTAGAATGTTTGATTTTCATTAAAAAATATATTTATTTATAAATATTAACCTTTTAGTTGAGATTCATCAAGGAGCGTACTGTCATCTTTATCTTGTTCAAAGATTAATGATTTTTCGCCCATCTTTTTGAAAGCATCTAAGTTTTTTAAGTAAGTTGTTCTAGCACCTTCTAGTTTTAACCCAGATTTATTAGTATCCGTTCTACTATCCCTAGAGTCATTTTTATCTGTATCTTTCATACGTTTAGTCCCTAGTGGGTCTTTACCAAAGTTACTATCTTGTGTGCCATGATTAGAAATAGATTTCTTAGGTCTTCCTAATTTAGGATCATCATCACCATATCCATCAGGTACATTTCCTGGGTCTGAATACATTCTTCCTTTACCATATAATGAAGCTAAATCATGTGGTGTTCCATAAGATTTACCAGTATCGACTGGGTCATTACCTTCTGCTTCTATTTGGGCATTTCTAAACTTACGTTTTGAATCTTCCCTAACCATGTCTCTATATTCATCATACTGGTCTTCACTAAAGTGATATACATTATGGTAAATCCAATCAGATGGTACTAAACCTTGTTCTAAAAGAGTACCTGCTAACTCAGATTTAGATTTTAATAACTCAATTCTCTCCTGATCATAAATGATAGAAGGGGTTGTCATTGACAGTTCAAAATTAGTTAGTGTTTCGTCTGTATATCCTTGTGTATACAAGTGTACTAATGCTATTTTATTTAGTTCAGATAACATTATTCTCTGTATTCTATCAATAGTACGAGCAAATCTAATATCTTGAGCTGCTAGTGTTGCTTTACCTTCTACACCTTCTTCATAACCCATAAAGGCTTTAGGAACTTTAAGAGCCGCAAATAATTTTTCTCTTAAATATTCTACATCAGCAATACCGTCATATGCTAAACCTGGTGTTGTATCAATTTTAGTAGCAGAATCATTACCCCTTACTGGTACGTAAAAATCCTCAAGCATATTCTGCATGTTATATTTTAAATTGTACTCACCTGTTTTTTCATCCATCATAGGTGTACGCTTCATGTTATTGATGGTTTTTTGCATAAATGCCTCTACTTCATTTGGAGGTATAGAACCAACATTTACATAAAATATTCTTTTTTCAGGTGCACGTGCAATTCTATGAATTAACATAGCATCCTCCATTAATGAATATTGTTTATATAATTTACGAGCTGGTTCAATATATGATCTACCGTAAGGTAAATAATTAGCATCACCCACCATTCTAAAATGAGCCATTTCATAATTTTCATATATAATTCCACCTTTATCATCTGGACCCCCATCTAGGTTTTGTCCTGGTACATTATAATAACCATAAGAACTACCAGCAAAACCATCAGGATTCCATTTAAATTTTATTTCAGCCGGGTTTTCAGGGTTTGCACCCTCTATTCTTTCAATATGGTAAGCAGTGTAAGGTATTACATTATATACACCAAACTTTTCTGCTATTTCTAATTTCAAGAAAAAGTCACCATATTTACACATTTGTCTAACCCACATCCAACCATTAAACTCAATGTTTAAAACGTCATAAAATAAGTTATATAATATTTTTTGTATATCCTCATTTGAACTTCTAATTTGGATTACTTCACCCATATCATTTTTTAACGTACACTCATCAGCTATAATATCTAAAGCAGAAGCAATAATTGCATCTTGGTCCATTACATCATATTCTGAATATAAAGTTGTTCTTAAATATTGGTAATTTAAGTTAAATTGGGCACCATATAATGATGTTGGCATTGTAGAATAAACTCTATTAAATCTATCTACTAATGCATTTGTTTCATATTCGCCACTTGATTGAATGTGTCCCGAGTCAACTGTTTTAACTTGGTTTCCCCCAACGTTACGTATTACTACGTCTGTAGAAAATAGTCTTTGTAATCTTGAAAATATACTTGTATTCGCCATTGTATTTAATTATTATTATAAATATTACTTAAAGAGCCAACTAATATCCTCTTTACCATGTTCTGTTTTTATTGAATATGGGTTGTCATATGGATTTGGTGCTCCATTACCATAACTGCCCATATAAGGTGTTCTATTAACTGATATATTGTTTAGTGTTTGCTTTGTTAAATCAATACCTCTTTGTCTAAATTTAAGTGCTGTATCTCTTACATATAATGCTATACCAAATGCCATAACTAAATCATCATTATATCCCGTTTGTGCTTCTGCTCTACCATTTTTCCAAATAAATACTTTCATTTCCTCTACTAGCCTCTTTGACTGTATCGTAACACTCCTATCACTAATATATTCTTGGAATTTACCTATTACCATAGGTCGTGTTTTTGACGACATTGTAAACCCAGCAACCATTTTTGAGTGATCTTGATATTTATCAAAATACGAATCAACTGTTGCTTCTCCACTCCGTTGTGAATAGTAAAGGTTAGCATATTGTCTATCAATGGCTACTTGTATAGTTGCCCAACCAATATTAGCATTTTCTATTACTAACATAGCATTATTATATTCAGTAGCTATACCTACTAACAAATGTCCAAATTCTTTTGTACCAATTTGTCCTTTATATTCAGCTACTTGTACACTATTTGCAATATCAATTACATGGAATGTAGAAAAATCTTTACCATCACCACGAGCAACATCAGCTACTACCATGTAGTCTCTACTATAATCTGCTGATTCCCATACCCATAAATTTTGATCTGCTCCTCTACGTTCTAGTGGGTCTTTAATATGTGTTTTTTCGTAGTATTCTAGATATTCATTATAAAATACTATATCACCCGAAGTACTAAAATCACAATCACATTCTTGTGCCGCTAGTCTAGGGTCACCTAATAAAGCATCTTGTGCATCTCTCCATGTTTGGTCCCTTTCTGGGTGTACATACCACGGTAGTTTTATGGGTAAAAAATCATTTTCTCCACTTTCGGCTTTAACCCATGTTTGATGGAACCAATTACCAGTACCATAAGGAGTAGATAATACAATAGCACCACCACCCGTTGCTAGGGTTTGTTGTGCAGAAGCCCATGTTTCAGCAATATTATCAATAAAGGCTGCTTCATCAATAATTAGTAAAGATACTGCTTCTGAACGTGCGGCATCGGCATTAGAAGATTTAGCTTGTATTTTTGAACCATTAATTAATCTTAATGATAATTTGTTATTTTCAGCAGAATCTACTTTAAGCCATGAGGGTAAATTTTCCCACATGAATTGAACTTTTGTTACTAAGTTTCTTGCTGTTGCTTGTGTAGTTGCTAATGCTAATACATTTCGATCTTTATGAAATGTCATTAACCATAATGAATAACCTGCTGCTAATGTAGAAATACCTAATTGTCTAGATTTTAATATAGCACTATAATCATTTTGTTGAAATAACGTTAATACCTTTTCTTGGAATGGGTATAAATTAAACTGTATGCGACCACGTTGTGGGTGCTGTATATAACAGTATTTACGCATAAAATGTACAGGATCCTTAGCACATTTTAAATATTCCTGACGTATTACTATTCTTAAATCTGACATATAACTAGTTGATTAGTACTGCAGTTCCTATTATTACTATAATACCTACTCCTCCTACTAATTTGGTTTTTAATTTTTGTTTCCTTAAATCAGATTTTAACTTTTTATTTAATTTTTCAGTAAAGTCTAATTGTGAGCCCTTACTTGTTAGTATAGAGTTAAAATTATTAACCTGGTAATTAAGACTACCTATAATGCTGTCCTTTAGTATAATTTTGTTTTCTAATAAAGAATATTTAGTTGTTGTTAACTTTAATTCTTTTTTATAGCTGTCGCCATTTATTAGATCTTTAATTACTAATCGTACTATCGGTTTTTTTAGTCTGATCGATGTACTGTCTATAGCGTTCTGTGAAAAAACGTTCAAGCTCATCATACTTATAAAGATCAACATTATTAACTTTTTCATTTGTTTGTTTTTTTAATGTAACTATTTTGCTATCTTGTTTACTAATTTCTTGATCTAATACTACAATTTGAGTATTTAGTGTTTTTATTTCAACTACTAAATCATTATTTACATTGTGTAAAGAATCAATTTTAGTTTCTAAAGATTCCATCTTTAAATTATATTCATTTATATAACTTTTATCCTCAGGTCCAAATAGTATATAAAGAATACTAACGGCTAATGAAAATAAAATAATGTTTATTAATACCTTTTGTATGTATGGAGTATTAGACGACATTTTTTTCTAATTGGGCAACTAAAGCTTCTAATTCTTTCTTTTTAGGGGTTTTAGACTTTAATTGGTCTTTAATTTTTTCCTTTTCAACACCATCAGCCTTGCTGTATTCACGAGCTAATGATTTCATTTCAGTAGTAATATTTTTTAAGGCTTTAACTGCTAGATCTAGTTTTTTATGTTTACCTCTAGCTCCTTTAGCTGCTTTAATTGCTTTTGCGTCTACATCATCATCATCACCAGTCTCTTCATTAACTTCATTCGTCTCACTAAGGTGTTTTGCTTTAGCTGCTTCAAAATCTCCTTTATATATTTGCTTTACAATTTTACGGCCTAGTTCTTCTAATTGGTCCAAAGATAGAGTATGTTCTTTTCCAAACCCCTTAAGATATGCTGCTCCTATATCCCCATATTCTGCAGGATCTATTGCCCCTTCTTCTAGACCTATATCTTTACTTAACTTAGCAGTTTTTTCAAGTTCTTTATTTAATTCCTTTTGATTATCAACATCTTCGGAAGATGCTTCGGATAATGTTGTTACTATTTCTCCTTTTATAAACTCTTTTAATTCGGATCTTTTCATCAGATTT